CAGCCGTTTGCTTCTTGTTCTTGAATGAACGCTTGCAAAATGCTGATCTTGTCAAAATCGAAGGTTGTGATGATAACGCTCTCATTGCCTGTCCATCCAAATTCCATTTCAAATTTCATGTTGATCTCCTTACGCAACCGATTGTTGCCATGAAATACTAGGCTTGTTTTGTGTCATTTGTGTTTAATGCTCGGTAAGCCTCAAGTGCTGTTTTTAAGTCGCACTGAAGCTGTTGAATAACGTCATCTTGCTCTTGCAATTTGACGTAAACATCATCAGCAAACTTAGCCAAGTTAGCTTGGCTCCATGTGCGAAAGTCAGGTTTGTTGGTCATTACTTTTCTTTTGGTAATATTCTTTTGGAAATTTGGCTTTGGTGTCTAAATGTTTGCGCAACCAGGCAATGCCACCAAGTTCTTGAAAGATCATCATGTGACGATCTGTAAGCCTGATCTGGCGGCCTTTAAGGGGTTCGGGTGGTTTAGGACGTGGCATTTCTTTCCTTAATGTCATAGAACCAATCGTCACCAGCAGACCATTTGCGCGTGCCGTCTACTGTCCACAAGCGCTGTGCTGCTTGGAAGTCAGGGAACTTTGTCTCAGCAGGAATCAAAGACTGGTCATACCAAAGACAGCGGTTGTTTGGCTGGCAGGCAAACTGGCCGTTGTCTAAAGCAATCCAATTGAATGACTTGTGTTCTTCGGCCTGCTCGGTAAACCCAGTGTCCAAGTCCATGCCCTCGGCGCAGAAGTCCACCGTGAACAAGTAGCGCCCGAAGTGCCATTCTTTGTCTTTGCCAAGAAACTTGACGCCCAGGTTACGCAGGCCAATCTTTTCAATGATCGTGAAGCGGTAGCCCATGCAATCCCACAGCTGTAAAGTATCTATTGACAAATTGCCAGCGTCTTGATGCCAGACGTATGCGTGGATCGGCAGCTTGTCGTAGAGGGCGCCATAGTTGGGCAACAGCGACTCGATGCGGAACACTTGGCCACGCAGAGCTTTAAGGCTGATCCAGATGGCAGGCTCAAGCTCGTTGTGGCCTTTGTGATCGTTGTACAAGAACTCGCGCTTGACAAAGCACTTCATGGGCGGCAGTGATGCCACGATGTAGCTCATGTGTTCTTCTCTTTGAGTTTGGCTTCAATGGCTCTGGCAAAGTGAGTGTCCGTGTGCTGATGAGAAGCCGCACACTCAGCCACAATCAAAACAATCTCATCATCCGTCAGCCCTACCCATGGCCTTAAAGTCTTATGCACTTCAGACTGAGCCACCATGCCATCCTCAAATCCTTTGGCATACACCTCGTTATCAGCGTCAATTAATTGCTTGATTAGCGCAAGACTTTCCTCGCATACTTTGGTGAGGCTGTCCACAGCCATGTTTCGTTTGATAATCATATATTTCCCCTTGTTCTGATAGCAAAAGCAGTGCCCCAATTCAATCGCTGTTCTGCCAACTTTGCACACTCTTCACGCTCAATTTCTACAGCAGCTTTAATTGCATCGGCTTCCCAATGGTAGGGTTGGCCTTGTATATCCTTGAGTATTTGCTTACCCAAGTTACTGTTCTTTTCCACTTCGTTAAAGGCTTCCTCTTCCTCTTTAGTCCAGTCAATCATGTCTTCTCCTTAAAAAGGGATTCCATCCCATTCCCAGTGTTCGCACTCAACCGTGCCGGTGATCCACTCTAGCGGTGGTTTTGCTTCAAATTGTTTGCAAATGCCTGTGCTGAAGTTGTTGCACTGTCGGCAATTTACTTGTATCAAAGAGAGCTGCTTGACCTGGCTGTCCAGATGCCTCTTGATTGCGTTCAGTTCTATCAAATTCATAATCTTTTACCTCTGTGTATTTACCATTTTTGCGGGTTGCAATTCTGATTGGCTCATTGATTTTTCGTGATTGCAAATAATCCAAGGCGTCTTGTGTGCCAGTCGGCATGTAAATTTTGTCGCGCTTTAGCCACCAGTCCTGTGCCTTCTGCTTGGGATAGCCAACGTGGTTAAAGCACACCCATTCGCTGGCCACTCGCAACAGGCCGGTGTAGTAGTCAACCCTCATGCTGTCTGGCTTGCCTTCTTTTCTGTGCATGGCGTAACCAACTTTGGTGATGTCGTGCCACACCAGCTCGGCCATGGCGGTCTGGCTTGACAAGAGAGCCGCATAAGACACCTTGGCGTCCATTGGCTTGGCTTCTTCTTCCCTGATCGTGCCACCGCAATGCACACACACCATGGCTGCCGGCAAGTTGCGCTCACCGCAGTCTGGGCAGATGCTGTAGGGCGCCTCTTGTGTGCCTGACTTCTTTTTGGCTTTGCCTTGGATGGTGTCCACCGGCCCCAAGCGCTCCACGGTGTCGGTAAAGTCAAGCACCAAGCAATCGGTCTTGCCGTCTGCAATGCGAGTGCCTCGGCCCATGCCCTGCACATAAAGCACCGGCGACTTGGTTGGCCTGCACCAGACAATGCAGTCCACATCTGGCACATCAAAGCCAACTGACAGCGCCAGCACGGTGACCAGGCAGTGAATCTGATGGCTCTTAAACTGAGCAATCAAATATTCGCGCTCTTGCTTTGGTGTCTCACCGCACACAACAGCACTCACAATGCCAAGTTCATTTAGCTTGTCTGCAAGGCTTTCGGCGTTATCGACACTCGGTGTAAAGGCAATCCATTTTTTGCGCTCTAAAGCGATTCTGGTGGCTTCTATGGCCACTTTGGCAAGGTATTTCTCAACCTCGCGGGATAGTTCGCCAATCTTGTAGTCGCCGTTCGAGATGCCAACATGGCTAGCGTCAATGCGGGTGCTGATTTTCTCAGCTGGTGGAACCAATGGTGCAATAAACTTCTGCTCAAGCAACTCACCCATGGACACACGGCTTGCAATGCCAGTAAACAATGGATCGTCACCGTCAGTTAGCCAGACCTGATTACCCCTAAATGGCGTTGCTGTCATGCCAACTATGCGAAATTTGCATAACTCTCCAAGTTTAGACAAAAAGGTGCGGTACATGCCTGCATCGCCTGCCTTCTGGCTCACTAGGTGAGCCTCATCAATGATTACTGCCTTGATGTTGCCAAGCAAGTGCGCGGCCTTGTGGATGCTGCCAATGGTGGCCACAATCACATCGGCGTTGTATTTTTTTGTGCCCAAGCTGGCGCTGACAAAGCCAACGCTGATGGTGTGGGGCAGTAAAGCTCTGAGCTTGGCCGCATTCTGCTCGGCCAGTTCCTTGGATGGAACCAGTACCACAGTGCGCGGGTGATAGTCTGGCCACTGATCCCACATCTGGCGCACAATCTCAGCGCAAATGACTGACTTGCCGGCGGCGGTAGGCAATACCAACAAAGGAATATCAGATTCTTCTGTGTGTTTTGTCCACCAAGCAAACAAGTCAGACACTGCGCGTGACTGATACTCACGCAAGATCATACAAATCTTCCATTGTGTTTTTCGCGCAGTTCAATTGCCTGCGGATCAGTCAGCATTACTTTGTCTTTGCAAGCATGAATCTCTTTGCTACTTATGTAGTCAGGGCGAAACTCTGGGTCACCGTTGACAAACTTCTTGCCATCGGCCATTTGGTAGACGATGCTGTTGTCATGGGTTCTGTCAATTGGCGTGGCCGTCTTGGCAAGCAGAATGGGGATGTACCGATGACGGTCGCAACCCTTGCGCTGATCTTCTGTGGCCAGATCAATGCCGTGCGATGCGCATGACCAGCGGCCTTGGCCATCCATTTCGGGTGTAATGTAAATACATGACCGGCATGTTGGTGCTGGCACATCTGTGCCGTGGCAGATCGCCTGGTAATCACAAAACTTGCACTCAAACCATGTTGGATCAGTAGACACACCAACTGGTGGCTCAACGCTAGTGATCACCGCCATGGCCTTGTCAATCAGCTTCTGCGCTTCGTCAGCGTCAAACTCCAAGCGCTCGGTGTAGATGTCGTCATTGTCTTTGTTGACTACAAAATACAAAGCCCTTCGGCAACCGTCCTCACCAAACTGATCTATGCTCCACTTCATGTATATTTGCATCTGCGCGTAGTGTTCGGGCTTGGCCTTCTTTACGCCAAATTTTTGCATTTCCTTAAACATTTTGTCAGATGCTGTTTTTATTTCCAGTATGTGAGGCGACTTAGGGGCTTGCGGCAAACCCGTAATAATTCCGTCAGCATTGCCTTGGAAGTGGTGGCCAGTTGTGCTTTCGCTGAATGACCATTGCTTGCCGGTGGTTGGGTTGATCTGGTAGACCGTGCAACCAATGCTTGCCAAGTCAGCGTAAACCCTTGGCTCTTGTAAGTGGCCAGACTGAAACACTCGGTACAAGCGGCCAGAAAACTCGGCAGGCTTGGCCCATCTGAATGAGTACCAGTGCTGGCGCAGGCACGGCTTACCAATGGCAGAGGCGCCAAGGTAAGGGCGCTGCGCTTCCGCGCCATACTTTGCCTTGTAGTAGGCAAAGATGGCATCGGCCACAGGATCAGTAACTGATTGTGGTAGCAAGGCCATGTCAGCCTTTCCGTGCCCAAGCGGGTGCTTTGGACTTGGCGGCTTCTTGCTCGGCTGTTGGCCATACAGGCGTGTCAGCTGCGGGTGGTGGCGTATACAAAGGTGCAGGTGATGCGCTAAAACTACCGGCAGATTCATAACCTTTGATGTTGTTGCTGGCCTTGTATTGGCCTTGTGCCTCGCGCACAGTCACGCTAATGCGAACTGGCTTGAAGTGTAGGGCGGCAGTGTCCATCAACTTGATCACATTCACAGCGTGGCAAAGCGCAGACAACTGGCTTTGTGCAATACGCTGTGTGTCTTCGTTGCTGTGGCGAATGTTGAGGTTCTCCCAAACCTTACGGCCTTTGAACTGGCCATCTATGATTTCAAAAGTCAGCTTTAAGCCCTCACCGTTGCCAGACTTCAATGGCTGCACATCGGACTCGGTGATGTGTGCCAGGTATGTGCCAGCAGGCAGTGGGCCTGTAGATGCTTGGGGTGCGACTTGGGATGCGTCAAAATTAAACTGAGCCATGATAAATTTCCTAAAAAGTTAAGTTACGAACTGGGGTGATCAAGACTGCGCTTGGGTAAGCGCTGCTTGGAATGCCGTCCAGTCAAGCGGCATATTCTGAAGGCCAAAGCGGTTACCACCGCAATGAGCCGGATGTGGTTCAACGTGCAAGATGCGCTCACCAGTTGTGGTAGCCTTGGTTTCTTTCTTGGAGAACCCTGCGTCTGTCTTGCTAGTGAAAATGCGGTAGCCTGCGTAGCCAATAACATCAGCCCATTCTTGCACCAAGCCGGCAGCCTTGTCGTGCAATTTAAGGACATGGCTGTCATAGCCCTCAGTCAGCGGGTCTTCAATGCGCTTGATCTTGTCGTGAGCAATCAAAATGATGCCCATGCCCTTGGCAGATCGTAGAACTTCCAAGCCAGACAGCAAGTTGCGCCATTCTTCAGCTGCGGCCACATAGCCCTTACCAAAGCCTGGCTGCTCGATGTTCTTCCAGTTGTTCTGCTTGCACACATACTCTTGGATCATTGGCTCTAACCAGTCGAGCGAGTCAATGAACAGCGTTTGGAAGTCATGTTGATGGTTGATCAGCGTGTCAATGGCCGCATAGACTTCGGGCAGACTGGACGCCAGCGGAAAAGCGTTTGCGTCTACAGCGTCAGCGCCGTCTTCGGTCAAGATGCCAATGGCGTTTGGCGCCATGGCCGCGAAGGTTGTCTTGCCAATCTTGCCTTGGCCAACCACAACAATCTTGGGTGAGCGTACACGTTTGGTTTTAGAGATGGAGGATAAATCGAATGCCATGTTAGTCTTTCAGTTCAATGGATGGTTTTGCGGGTTTGCTAGTGATGAACACGGCAGCCATGTTGTAGGCGGCAGGGTCAATTTCGGAAAGTGTGCGAAGATAAGCCAAATTGACTTCGGCCTTCCATCTAAATGCACGCTGGGCGTTGTCTGGCAGATCGTCATAGTCGGCTGCCAAGTGATCGGTGTTGACCGTGCGGTTGAGCTTCCAAGTAATGGTGAAGTCTTCGTCATTGTGTGAGCCTTCATTGCTCTCAGGCTTGGCAAACTGCTCAGTGATCAAGCCTTCAATGCGCAGGCGCTCATTCTTGGCGTCCAGTTCGGCTTGTTTAGCCTGGCGCAGTTGCGTTACCAAATCAGTAATTAACATTTTTAAAGTCCTCAAGTGCTGTGGTTGTGATGTGATCGACTAAGCCCTGCATAAGCAAGTGGCCAATGTCAACGTCTGTGCCTTTGACGTAAGCGTTGACAAGTTCCATAGATTCGGGGTAGTCAGGCTCATTGGATAAGCCATGGATGTCGCGTGAACCAAGTTCTTCAGGGATATATTCCAAGTGGCAAACAAGATCGACACCTTCAAGTTCGCACTCGTACTGAGTTAGGCCACTAGGGCAAGCGGGTGTGGGTTTCATGCTGACCACCATGCAACGAGTAGGACGGCCATGCCAATGCCAATGGAGATGGCGAGAATGAGGTCAAGGGCTGCTTCTGCGCGTGCGTGCAGCTTGGCGTTTTTGACTTCGGGGTAATGATAATATTTGCTGTGTTTCATCTGTTTCCTTTGGCCTTTCGGCGTGATGCCAACAAACTATTTCGTTGGCATGGATGTCACTGTAGCATGATTTGTGTTAAGATTTGCACAAGTTCACAAAAATATTTTCAGAAAGGTGATTTTTATGATGAATTTGGAGGAAATTAAGGCTAGGCTGATAGATGCCAACCTCAAGAAAGTTGCCGAAAAAGCAGGCATCCATGAGGCTAGGGTCTACCGATTGATGTCGGGCGAGACTGAGCCAATGTATGAGACTGTCAAGGCGTTGAGTGATTACCTTGAGGGTAAAGACAAGGTGGATGCATGAGGTTTGGCTCTGTCTGCTCTGGCATTGAAGCAGCATCTGTCGCCTGGCATCCACTTGGATGGGAAGCGGCTTGGTTGTCTGAAATTGAGCCATTTCCTTGTGCAGTCTTGAAGCACCACTACCCTAATGTCCCAAACCATGGGGACATGACACTTTTGCCAGAAAAGATTTTGTCTGGCGAGGTAGAAGCACCAGACTTGTTCTGTGGCGGCACTCCATGCCAAGCCTTTTCTGTGGCCGGTCTTCGTAACTCTCTGGATGATGCCAGAGGTAATCTTTCACTCACATTTGTAGGAATAGCAAATGCAATTGACCATGTTCGATCTGTTCGAGGAGATTCTTCAGCAATCATCTTCTGGGAAAACGTCCCCGGAGTCCTCAACACCAAAGACAATGCCTTCGGCTGCTTTCTTGGAGCGCTTGCCGGTGAAAGTGAGCCGATCACAGCGCCAGGGGAGAGATGGTCAAACGCTGGTTGTGTGTTTGGCCCCCAAAGAACAGTCGCGTGGCGAGTCCTTGATGCCCAATATTTCGGAGTGGCCCAACGCCGCCGCCGTGTGTTCGTTGTCGCAAGTGCTAGAGAAGACTTCAATCCCGCAGAGGTTCTTTTTGAGTTCGAGGGCGTGCGCAGGGATACTGCGCCGAGCAGAGAATCGAGGGAAAGTTCTGCCGTTCGCTCTGAAAGAGGCACTGCAAGCGGGAAGTCAACCTTTGGAACTTTAATGGCAAATGTAGGCACAAAATTGTGGCTTGGCAATCAAGAAGCGTTAAGTGGCGATTTCCATGTTCTTGAGCCTATTGGTTTTGAAAACAGCCGCCGTGATGGCGTTAGACTTTATGACGATGTAAGCAATACGCTTCAAGCGTTTGCTGGTACTGGCGGTGGTAATGGGCCAATGGTTTCACAGCCAATAGCTTTTCCTTCTACGATGTCTGGCACTCAGCACGCAAGCGCGGAAGATGTTGCGCCATCTATGGGGGCTAAAAATCCTACAGCTGTGGCCTATAACATTGCACCAGGCAAGGGCGTATTAAAAAACGACATCCATGTTACTAATGCGCACATCTCAAAAACTATTGATGCGTCTGGTAGCAACCCATCTATGCATCAAGGCGGTGCAGCTATTGTTCAAACAGCATATTCCATTCGAGAAGATGCCAAAGCCAATACTTTTAGTGCCACACCACTTGAAGTGTCTACATGTGTTGGATCACTTGTGCCAAGTGTGCAAAGCCATCATGCCCAAACATTTGTGGCAAATCCTATGGCCGTGCGTAGACTCACCCCAATAGAATGCGAACGTCTTCAGGGCTTTCCCGATAATTACAGCAACATTCCTTGGCGCGGCAAAGCTGAGTCGCCAGATGGGCCAAGATATAAGGCTTTGGGTAATTCATGGGCTGTGCCAGTTGTGGCATGGATCGGTAAACGAATTCAAGAGAGAATAACAACATGAGCAATTTAACTTCTATTTTTCCCAACGGCTTCGCAGCTGCCACAGAGAGCCAAGACCTAATCAATCCAGAGGAATCGTTTCGCCGTCATTGTGAGGCTGCTGGCCTCTTGATCAAAGACCAGATCATTGCTGACGGTGAGATTCACCGTGTGGCGCATGTGTCGTCCAAGAAAGGTGCGCTTGATGGCTGGTACATCCTGCACACCAGTGGCAAAGTGCCTGTGGGCATTGCAGGCTGTTGGAAAGAGCCAGTGTTTGAGAGCAAATGGATTGCAGACACTGGCCGTGCAATGTCATTCACTGAGCGCTTTGAGCATGACAAGTGGGTGGCTGAAGTCAAGGCCAAGAAAGATGCAGACAGACTAGCCTCTCAGGCAGTGGCTGCCGAGCGTGCAGAGGATGAGGTGGGAACGTATGCAGATGCAAGCAATGACCATCCATACCTTGTGCGCAAGCATGTTGGCGCCAATGGGATCAAGATTGATCGTGCAGGCAGACTGGTTGTGCCGGTGATCAATCAGGCAGGCGAGATATTGAGCTACCAAACCATTGATGCAGATGGCAACAAGCGGTTTCTCAAAGGCGGCAAGATCGAGGGCGGGTTCTACGAGTTGAGGGGTAATCGCAAGATCGTGTTCATTGGTGAGGGCTTTGCCACATGTGCGTCCATCCATGAGGCAACGGGTTATACCGTGCTGGTGGCGTTTGACTGCGGTAACTTAGCCAAGGTGGCCAAGAGCGCCAAGGAAATGTTCCCAGGCTCAAAGATTGTGATCGGCGCAGACAATGACCAGTTCACCGAAGGCAACCCTGGCGTGACCAAAGGTAGAGCAGCTGCGGCATTGGTGTTTGGTGAGATTGTTTACCCATCATTCTCAGATTCAGACATGGTGGACAACAAGCCAACGGACTTCAACGACTTGCATTGCTTGCAGGGTCTTGATGCCGTCAAAGAGCAGATTGAGCGCGTGGCAGGGCCAATGAAAGACAAACTGGCGTTTGAATTCAGTCGGGCAGACAGCCTGCAACTGACCCAGATCAAGTGGATCGTTGACGACTACATCGAGGCAGACTCGCTGGCACAAGTGTTTGGTGACCCAGGCGGCGGTAAGTCTTTCGTGTCCATCGACATTGCCTGCTGTGTGGCCACTGGCCGTGCCTGGCATGGCCATGAGGTTAAGCAAGGCAGCGTGTTCTACATTGCTGGCGAAGGGCACAACGGCTTGGCACGGCGGTTCAAGGCATGGCAGATTGGCAACGGCCAGACTTTAGACGGTGCGCCACTGTACAAAAGCCACCGTGCGGCGCAGTTGTATGACGCCACTGAGGCTGCGGTGGTGGCCGAAAGCATCAAAGAGCTATCTGCGCAGGCGGGAACTGTGCCCAGCCTGATCATCATTGACACCCTAGCGCGTAATCATGGGGGTGACGAGAACAGCACCCAAGACATGAATGCGTTCATTCAGCACCTTGACACCTACTTGCGCCAACCATGGAACTGCTGCGTTCTGGTGGTGCATCACTCTGGCGTGGCAGACAAGGATCGTAGCCGTGGATCAACAGCCCTGAAGGGCGCGTTAGATGCGGAATACCGATGCCAGCTGGATTCGGGAACCAAGACCATAGCGTTTGAGTCCAAGAAAATGAAGGACGCAGAGATGCCTGCACCTAAGAATTTTCAGATTACTCAAGTCGATTTACCCATCCAAGATAAACATAACCTGCCAGTTAAGGGTGCATATCTCACTTCTGTCGACATATCAGGGATGATGAATAACATCCAAAAGCGTGTCGTCCTGTCAGGCAATCAGCGCATTGCATTGAACTGCCTGGTGGCCATTGAGGCCAAGCGAGCCAGCGATGGAATCCAAGGATTTGCCGCAATGGTGGACTATGACGAGTGGCGTGATTCGGCCAAAGAGCATGGTTTGAATGCTCGCCGGTTTAAAGAATGTGTGGAAGCATTGGTTAAGAAAAACATGGCTATGGAGAATTCAGACATGTACCGAACTGTACCGAAATGTACCGAAATCGGTACAGAACGTACAGAGGATTGATGTACCGAAGCATGTACCGAAATGTACCGAAACGTACCGAAACGTACCGAAGCAAACCCCCTCTGGTGTACCGAAACGTACCGAACGTGTCTATAGACACGTTCAGGTTCGGTACAAAAAGGGTTTCGGTACATGCCGGCGGTTTTTGGGGTGGTTTTGATGAGATTGGAAATAGTCTGTGATTGAAGTAGAAATGGACATGAAAATCGTGTCGGTGGCCAACATGAGGTTGCATTGGGCGGCCAAAGCAAGGCTAGTAAAGTCGCAAAGGCAAAAGACAAAGATGGCATTGGCAGCTGTTGCACAGTCCTATGGCGTGGAGATACTGCCAGTCACCGTGGTGTTGACCAGAGTCGCGCCAAGGAAGCTGGATGGGGATAACCTACAGTCTGGGTTTAAAGCGGTCAGGGACGGTGTGGCTGACTGGCTTGGGATTGATGACGGCAGCGACATGATCGAGTGGCAGTACAACCAAAGGTCTGGTGAGCCAAATGTGTACAAGGTTGAGATTGAGGTGATAACATGACGGTGTGCGCAGTTGCCATTGACGCACCTTCGGGGAAAGCGCCAATTGGTGTGAGTACCTTCTTTTTTTAAGGAGTTTACAAGTGACTGATAACTTGGCGTCAGAAATGACAGTGAAAAAACACCCTGGTGGCCGTCCTGTCGTTTATGGCATCGACAACCCATGTTG